TGGCGCGGATGACTTCGTTCGTTGAAGCCGTTGCGCTAAACGATTGAACAAACGCTTGGCCGCTATAGGTCATACCACTGGAAAGCGTAATCAGTGCCGTTGCGCTTCCGCTTCCGGCGTTGATCGCAGTTTCAATCGCCGCCATAGCCGTACTGCCCTGATCGTAGAACATGTCAATCGTCGCGGTGCAGCCGCGGTTGCCGACAATGTACGTGCGCGGGCCCGTTGCAATGTCGGTCGTGTCGATCATTGTCTGATCGTATTGAATCGACACAGTGCCGAGCCCGTTTACTGCGGTTCCGGCCCAACTGAAAGACGCGAGCGCCGATGAAAGTGCTGCCATGGTTTATTCCTTGTAGTGAATCGTGATCGTGTTCGAGACTTCGGCGGGTTGTTGTTCGTCGCCTTCGCCGACGCTCGCAGCGTCAATGGTGTAGCCGTCGAACATTACCGCCGTAAAGTCGAGCCCGTTGTAGGTGCCTGTATCGCACGCGCTCGGAACGAACGCCGCAATGTCAAGCGCCGCATCTGTCGTCGTCGCGATCACGCGAACGTCAACGACGGCTTGCCAGTAGAGCGCTACGGCGCTGCGCTCGTTGCTCGTCACTTCGTACGTGATCGCTGGCAACGTGCTCAGTTGTGGCCTATAGCCGTGCGTGATCGGATACGCAGCGAGTTGCGCAGTGTTGTCAAGCATGTTGCGAATGGCTGCTTCAAGGCTCATACAACCTCCTCGGCTTCGATCACGGCGACCATATCGCGTTCGTCAAGGTTCGTGATGCCAGCGATACGGAACGTTCGACCACGAACAACGAGCCGGAATGTCTCGTTGATGCCCCACTTTTGGAGCGAGTTCCAACGGCATCGAATCTCGGCACGCCTCACCGTTGCTACGCCGTCGGCGTACTGTTGCTCGGCTGCCGAGTCGGTGCGGAGATCCACCCACAACGGCGGGTTGCCGTTCGCTGCCGCAGTGAGATCGTTGAACGTGCCGTTTCGCTGGCCGAGATCGTCGGTTGTGGCGCTCGGTTGCAGCACCGATGCGGGGAAACGTAGTCGGCCGCTGCCGATCATCGGAGCGCCCCACGCGCGCTATACGCGTTCAAGATGTACTTGAGCGACAACGGAACTTCGGCAAGCGAAGCGACCGATGTAGCGTCAGGGTTGGCGTACCACGCGCCGACGAGCCCGACGATCGCTTGCTGCAACGCGTGCGGCACCTGCACGTAGCCAGCCTCGTAGGTCACGGTCGGATAGGTGCCTTCGTATATCTCGGGTGTCTCTTTGAACTGCAACGCCGTCAGACTATCAGTGTCATCTACGTACCAATCTGCGGTTGGCATCGTCGTCAGCACGTTACTGCCGTTGTAGTACGTCACCGCCGTGACCTTCGCCACGGGTTGAACTGGCAACACAAAGCGGCGCCACTTGTCGAGTTTCGCGGTGCGCGTTTCGCTCGCAAGCGAGACGCCAGTTTCACGCTCGATCACTTCGCCGGCTGCAATGCACAGCGTCGTGAGAATGACATCGTCCGCGTCTACGTCAATGCGCAAACGCGTCTTGAGAATGTCGATTGGGATAGGTGTCGCAGCCATGAAACCCGCGATGGGGGTTTCCCCCCACCGCGAGCAAGGTAAGAAAAAGCGCCTCGTGAACTGCTGATATCAGCAGGTAATCGCAGCGAACGCGTTCGCGAGCATGATCTTCGAATCGGTGCGCGCGTACGTGTAGAGGGTGACCTGGTGCGTGCTTGCCGCCGAGTACGGATCGACAAGCGAAGACATGCCAGTGCGGTCAAAGATTTCGAAGTAGTTGAAGTCGCCGACGACAGCGAAGACGTTGTTGTTCGAAGTTGCCGAGCGGACGTATTGACCAACGCGATACGGAATGCCGTAGATCGTTCCGGGCACGCCACCTGAGATACCAGCGTTGTCGCCAATCTTCCAAATGTAATCGGTCGTATTCACCTTCAACTTGCGGACAGTTTTCAGGAACGTATCCGAGAACAACCACGAGAAACGCGGCGAAGCGCGGTACTGCGGAGCGACAAGGTGTACGGTGTCAATCACGTTATCACCTGTCACCGTGGTTACCGCTGCCCCCGACAAGTCAGTGACTTGCGACGCACCAGACAACTTGGTCTGTGCCGACGATCCGGCGATGCCTTCAGGCTGGCTCGAGCCAGTTCCGATGGTGTACGCCTCTTCCATCTTGAGGCCCATCGAAAGACCGATGCGCGACGCGACCCAATCGAGTCCGCTGCCGATGCCACCTTGGCCGATCGCGTCTTCAATAAACTCTTGGCTCATCTGCGTTGCGCAAGCGTACTTGTACGGGACCACGCTAATCGCAGTGCCGAAAGTCGGATCACTCGCAGTGATCGCGTTAGCTTCGGCAACAAGAGCCGTCGTCGGCAAGTCGCCTTCGACGGTGATCGTGCGCTTGGAGTCGATCGAGGTCACAGGCGACATCGTGCGCAGCACGTTCGCCTGGTACATCTTCTCAACAATGCGGCGCTCGAGGTCGGTCGGAATGCCAGCGCCCGAAGTGCCCGTGGAAAGCGCACGCATTTCGGCTTGGTCGCCACGTGCGACGGCGGAAAGCCAACGCTTGGCGTACTCAGGCGATGAGAGATCGTGCTTGATGTCGGCCACCTTCGGCGCGCGTGCGCTGAACTGCGGTTGTGCGCGCTCTTCTTCGAGCGCCTTCAAGCGCTCTTGCGCTGCGCGAAGTGCGGCACGGTCGTTTGCTGCACGCTCGACGGCATCGAGGTCAGCATCGATGCGCGCGATTTTCTCGCGCTCCTCGCCGCTGCCGCGGATCTCAACGTGGTGGGTCTTCGCGCCAGTGCGTGCGGCGAAGCCTTCGAGGGTCTTGCGGTACTCGTGGACGGTGTTCTCAATCGTGTTCAGTTCGTCAGACATGGCTTGTCATCCTGTGCTTGTGAATCTCGAGCCGCAGCGCCGCGGCTTCAATGGCAGCCGCGGAAACACTCCGCAGGCTCGATGAGGTCTTGTCGCCGTACGCGGCATCGACAACAACGCTCAACTCGACGAGTCGCGCGGCAGTCACAGTGCGTTCGGTGCGTCGCGGGTTCCACTCGTCGCGATCGACGTAGAACCCGAACGACATCTCTCCGCTCAAGTCGCCGCGTTCAAGCAACGCCCGCACGTCGTTTCCGACGCTGGTCTCTGCAAGATCCGCGGTGAACCGCAGTCCGCTCGCGGTGTCGTTCAGCGTGAGCGTGCCGCTGCGCGTGCGAGCGAGCAACGCGCTCGCGTTGTGGTGGAACAGCAACTTGATGTCGGCGCCCGCGAGGTCTCCGAAAGCGCCACGCGCGATGCGCTCTTTGAATTGCGGGTTGAACGGCTCGCTGATCTCCCGCGACCACTTGCCGTACGGGATCGCGAGCCCTGAAAGCGTGCGGCCGGCTGGCGCACCGACGGTGACGCTGCGACGTTCAAGCGTAATCATCGATGCTCCCCGCGCTGGTGTCAGCGCCGATGTTGGTTTGTCCGCCGCCCGTGCCCATGTTCTTTGCGAGAATCGGGTCATCGAGCCCGTCGAGCGGCGCGAGGTTCAGGTACTCGCGTGCTTCGTTGCGCGTGATGACGCCAGACTCAACGCCCGTGCGGAGCGCCGCCATTTGCTCGGCGAGCGACGGTCGAGAGATCATGTCAGCGTCAAACGTTGCTGAGCCGAACGGCGCAAGCTTCGCGACGATCTCGGCCGACCACGTGCTGAACCAATGTTGCAAGCACGCATCCACGTACATGCGAGACAGCCATTCCATCGAGCCGTAGGCGTTCGCACTGTGCTCGCTCAGGTACGACGTCGGCACGCCGTAGATACGCGAGACGTCTTCAACGCTGTAGCGTCGAGCGGCCGAGATGCCAGCATCGTCAAGCGTGCTGCTAATACGCTCGACGCGCATACCTTCGGCAAGCACGAGCGGCTTGCCCGCGTTCTCGGCGCCCGCGTGATGCTGTAGGAACTTCTCGCTGATGGACTGCCGAGCGCCTTCGCTCAACGGGCCAGGATGCACGAACGCCAACTTCGGGTTGCCGGCGTTCTTCATCACTTCAAGTTGCGAGTTCTCTTGTGCTGCGAGAATCTGCAACGACGTGCGGCACAAGCGCACTGGCGACTCTCCCCACAAGCCATCGAGTCCGACGGCTCGAAGGTGCAACATCGAGGACATCGGCACGTCACCGTACAACCGCGTCTTGTAAACAGGCTCAGGCTTCGTAAGATCGAGCGATACGCTTTCGATGTCGAGCGGCAACAACTCGAGCAATTCGCCACCGAGCGTGCGGTTAATCACCGCGAACGCGTTGCCGTAGAGCAGCGCTTGCATCGTGAGCGAGCGGCGGAACTCAAAGCCATTTTGCCAGCGGTTCGGTTGCTGCAACAACGCGTTTGCAGTGCGCTCGCTCACGTCGAGCGGCACGCGTGCAACGTCATTCGCGATAAGCGAAGCCGCGCGGTAGACGGGCGTATACGCGAGCGCCGTGCCCGGCGTGATCGTGGGCATGCCCGCGACGTCAAACGACGTCGGGAGGATCACGCCATGCGTGCCCCAGTGCCCCAACCAACGATGCAACAGACTGCGCAACATGTTGCGCATTGCGACAAGTTTCGGCCTTCATGTCTCGAACTAAACTTCGGATTCGTAACAACTGCTGCGCTTTCCTCCCCAGCAGTGCACGGCCATGATCGACGCCACGAGCGGGTCAATCGCGCTGTGGTCTCTCGGCTTCTCAGGTCGCACGTAACCGCTCATCCCCGTTCGGGGAATGGCTTCGGCGCACGCTCGGCGTAGGATCGGATCGTCGCCGATCACCAACTTGCGCCCGACCCACAAGTTCTGAAACAACTGGCACCCCGGCGCAAACGTGCTTGAACCCATGCTGTAGGCTTGGATCGGCGCACCGATTTCGGCAAGCCGCTGCGCTAGGTACGACGCGCCCCAGCGGTCATATCCGACCAACTGGACGTCAAATTCCGCGATGATCTCGGCCATCTTCTGTGCGATGGCTTCGTGGTCGATCTCGGCGCCCGGCGTCAGGTTGATCTTGCCTTCGTCGGCGTAGCGTCGGATCGGCATTCGGTAATCCAGTTCGCGCTGCGCCACGTTGGCGCGAGGCCACCAGTAGTGGCCACGGAGCAGGATATTGCCGCTCTCTTGCGGGATCGCAACGACAACGGCCGACATGTCGAGCGACTTGCTCAAGTCAATGCCGACCCACGCTTGCCGCTTGCGCTGAGCGCCCCAATCGACCACGGTCGGCGCCGGCCAGTAAGCCATATCAAGCCAGCCGCCGACATCCTCGTTGAGTCGAGCGCAGTGATACCGACAGAATTCCGAGCGCTGGCCAGGGTCACGCTTCATCGTGTTGTACAACCGGCGGATGCTGGCCGCGTCCGGCTGCCCGTACTGCATGCCGGGGTTAGCCTTCGGCCACGCCGCTTCATCGGCAATGTCATCGTTTTGGTCGATGCCGTAGAGCATGGCGAAGGTGGCATCGTCCTCGGCTTCGCCCGACAGCACGGCCCGAGCGCCCGAGCACAGGGTTTCGTAATGGCTTTCCGTGTTGCTGCCGGGCGTCGAAATAATGACGCCCAACGTTTCCTTCCGCTTCATCCCCGTGGTGATGAGTTTGTTGAGCACGCTCCCGCGGTACTCCGCGGCTTCGTCCGCGATCCACAGCGACGGGTTCAAACCGTCAAGCGATGACTCCCGCGAAGTCAATGCGTTGAACTCGCAATCCTCATCGGGCCGAGTCAGGTCAGACATCTTGACCTTCACGCTCGGATCGTCGAGCCGACGCGCCATCGTGCGTGCCGTGTCTACGAGGATCTGCGCCTGCTCGACCTTGTTCGCAAGCACGTGCACCCGCTTGCCGTTTCCGCTCATGAAGTCATACAACCCGAGCGCCGCCATGAGCGTCGTCTTGCCGTTGCCGCGGGCCACCTGAATGATGCCCATGGTGAACCGTCGGCGGCCCTCCACAGTGCGCCAGCCGACAAGGTTGGCCACGATGAACGCTTGCCACGGGTGAAGTTTAAACGGCTCACCATCGGCCTCACCGACCAACGAGAGCCCGCCGATGAACTCGAACGCGTCCGCGACGCGGTTCCACTCGAGCACGATGTCGGTGCGCTCGAGGTCTCGATTGAATCGCGAGCACGCTGCGTAGACCCATTTGCCGGCGGGGATTCGGCCGTTCACGACGTCGGCGGCGTATTGACGGACGGTGGCTTCGGGTTGGACCATGGACTAAATGCGTTTTTTTGTACGTG